GCAAAATACGCATAATTTGCTAGACAAACAATTTTGTATGTCATAAACAAGGAGCAAACTATGTGGACAAAACCATCAGCAACTGAAATGCGTTTCGGCTTTGAAGTAACTATGTACGTTATGAACAAGTAATTATTGCATTATGGGGATGTTCCTAAAAAGGAACATCCTCATCTATTGCTTCTTGTTTAGGCTTAACATCGCCTTCTTTCATTTGCACAGAGCCACTAATAAACTTACCCTTAGCACTCTCTCTAATCCATCCACTAATTCTAAACTCAATCCCATCTACGTTAGCATTGCCTGTGTAGTCTGGTCGTTTTGGATTGTCGCCCTTATCATTTTTAAATAAAGTAAACGTATTTGTATTATCATATTCTGCCATTTTATTTCCTTAGTGTTTTATAAAAATTTGCTACTGTGCTACCTGTAAAGTTATCAGGATGACGTTTAATTAATTGACCAATAACTTTATCTAATCTTTCCATGTACTCTTCTTGCTTTTCTAAAGACAGTTCATCAAATGTTTGTGCATGTAATCCACTAGATGCTTTAATTAATGCTTGTCTTTCTATATCGTTAAACATTACTTAATCTCCTTAAGTTTATTAATTACATTATCCACTTCTTTTAAAAACTCTTGTACTTCTGTTTCTAATTCTTTTTGATAGACAGGGTCTGCCTCTATACGCTTTACAAATATTTGTAAATGTTTTGGAAACATTGGATGGTAACTCACAAAATCACACCACTTACGACCTGTCACCAAAAGTTGAAACTGTACTTGAGGAACATACTTACTTGGAATGTCTTGTGTCATCAATGTTTCTGTATGCGTACTTCCCATAGGACATTTAATTTCAAGAATACCATCATCACCTACCATACCATCAGGACTAGCACCAGCTTCCAAAGTGGGATGCTTAACAAATCCCACCTCTTCCACTTCCCCATGTTCTTGCACATACCTTTCCCTAGCAAATTGCTCCCTATCTATACCGTCTTGCATTGCTTGGTTAATATAAGACTCTTGCCTTTCTCCAGTCAATCTTTCACTTACTAACTGAATCTTGTAGTTACGTCTAGACGCAGACTCACCACTCTTAATCTTTGCTAATACATCAGCCACACGACTGGCTGTAACCAAACCGAGCCTCGCTTGAAACCACTCTTGGGAAAGTTGTTCCATTAGATAAAGTCCTCTGCTTTAGTATCTTTCATCTTAATAACTGCACCTGCACTAGAATCAATAGCGTCATGCTCTACAATCTCAAAAGCATTAGTCCATAAATATCTACGCAAGTAAGTTTGTACTGCACCTAAATTCTGAACCTCATGGCAACCTTTTAAGGCAGCACTTGACATAGGGCATTTAAACTCAATGAATTGTGTAGCATCATTCATATCTGTAATAGTCAATACTGCAATGTCTGTATAAAATGTAACTGTGCCACAGATACCCACCTCATTACAAATCTCTTGAATAGTAGGTAAGAAATCACCTAACTCAAAATACTTGTATCCAGCAAATTTATTATGACCAGACTTCTTGAGGTCTGCTACTTGTAACTTTAATCTTGCTTGCATTAGCTTACTGTGTATGCTCATCGTTTTCTCTCCTGTTACATAATGTAATGTCTCTAATACTTCCTTCTGGTGTTGCTCCATCATCACTTGGTCGTAATGCTGTCTTTGGCTCATTTGCTTTCTCCCATTTGTCGTTAGACTCTTTAAGTTCTGCTGTGCATCTGCGTAATTCTTTTACTACGTCTTCTAAAGTAAGCGACATATAAAATATCCCCAAAATATTACTGTAAAATATCCTACCACATAATAAAACTTTTGTGTAAACTTTTTTTGTAGTCTGTCGTTAGTAATAATTCTCATAAATCTATCTATACTCATGTCTACTCCTAAACTTGAAAACACACTATACTCTTACTTTAATAAATTGTCAATAGGTATTTAACAGGGGGTATTTATCCGACTTCTCTATTTGACAAGATTTGACAACTATGCTATAGTCGCTATTCATTTCAATCAAGGAGAGCAAGATGACCTTTCAAGAAGCGGTAGCACACTTTCATAACTCAAGACGTAAGATGGCATATGCCCTAGACATATCTATTCAGGCAGTTCAGAATTGGGCAAAGAATCCTGAAAAGCCAATTCCAAATAAACGAGCAGAGCAAATTGAAGAAGTGTTAATTAAAAGAAGACAGGCAGAAACAATTCCGCAAGCAACAGAGTAAGGGGATTATATGAGAGTTAAAAATTGGGAAAGGTTTCAGCATTACACTCCCATGAATCCACGTTTTCAAAAAAAGATGACTTGGTTTAAAGTTTATGGCGATGATTTACTGAACGACCCTGACTTTATGAACCTTTCAGACGAATGTCAAGCAATGCTAGCAAAGTGCTGGTGTCTTGCTAGCAGGAAAAATGGTGAATTACCAGATGTAGATGGTATAGCCTTTGCTTTAAGAAAGGATAAAGCCTTTGTAATTAAGACTTTAGGTAAGTTATCATCATGGTTGCTAGCAGAAGGCTATCAGCTTGCTACCATAGAAGAAGAAAAAGAAAAAGAAAAAGAAATATCTATAGTTCATTTTGATACATTTTGGAATTTGTATCCAAGAAAAGTTGCTAAAGATTTATGTCTTCAAAAATGGAAGTCGAAGAAACTTGACAAAATAGGTGAACAAATTATTAGTCATGTTAAAGCTATGAAAGAAACAAAACAATGGAAAGATAGTGATGGTCAATTTATTCCTATGCCATTAACTTATATAAACCAAGCAAGATGGGAAGATGGTAAAAAAGTTAAGAATAATTGGGAAGGTGGCATTTAATGAATCTAGGAGAGGTCATTGATAAATTAACTGTAAACCAATCAACTGTTAAGGAGTTCTACAATGAAGGATATTCTCAAGCAGAGTTTAAAGTTAAAAGCACAGACATATTTACTGATGACGTTATCAAGTATTTCGGTGAAGAAATTCATTCTGGTAAATCGTTGGGATTTATTAAGACGGAAGATAAGATAAGGTGTAGAAGTGCAGAATTAACTATTCTTACAGGCGTTAGTGGTCATGGTAAATCTATGTGGCTATCTCAAGTAATATTATCTATGATGAAGCAAGGGACTAAATGTTTAATAGCGTCTTTAGAAATGAGACCTGTGCTTACATTGGCTCGTATGGTGACACAGACTTTAGGTTCACCAGAACCAACAGATGAATATATAGAAAAGTTTTGTGAACGTGCTAAAGACAAGTTATATATCTACGACCAATTAGGAACGACTACTTCTGAAGACATGATTGCTACACTTTATTATGGCAAACATATTTTAGGTGTAGATATATTTGTGATTGACAGTCTTATGAAAATGTCAGATATTTCAGAAGAGTCTTTAGAGAAACAAAAATTGTTTATAGATAAGTTAGCAGTCACTTGTAGAGATTTGAATGTTCATGTATTCTTGGTAGCACATACTCGTAAAATGAAAGATGAAACAGAGATACCTGATGCTACAAATATTATGGGTAGTAGTCATATAAGAAACCTTTGCGATAATATTATTTGCGTTTGGCGTAATCGTACTAAAGAAAAACTTACAGAAGAAGGTCAGACAGAAGAGAAAGATTTAAGGATAATTCCAGATGCTAAAGTTTTTGTGCAGAAACAACGTAATGCTCAATGGGAAGGTGCGTTTAACTTTTGGTATGACCAAAAATCATTAAAGTATTTAGAATCACCAAAATGACCATAAATGAGTTTATAAAACAATGTAAGAAATTATTTGGAGATGACATAGCTTACAAAGCAACTTCCAAAGATGGCGTAGTATTTAAAAATAAATGGAGGGATAGTTATGATACGATGGAGTTTAAATCAACAGAACCTAAACAATTTATTAGAGAAAATAAAAGCACTTGATTTTACTAAACGATGGAAGGTAAACATTGTGGAAGAAAAAACAGTTAGGTCTCTTGAATCCAATGAGAGATTATGGGCGTTGTATAATTCCATAGGTAATTATTTGGGAGAAGACGCTTCTACAATACATGAGCTTATGGGGTATAAGTTCTTAAGAGAACAACGTGAAATATGTGATAATCCTGTAGAGCTTATCAAGTCAACAACAAAGTTGGATAGCAAACAGATGGCAGAGTATCAAGAAAACATTGAACGATGGGCTAGTCAGTTAGGTTGGAGTTTTGAGTAATTACAGAAACAAAAAACTACTTGAATTAGTTCGTGAGTTTCCCTGTGCTATGTGTGGTAGAGAAGATGGAACAGTTTGTGCCTCTCATTCTAATCAACAAAGAGATGGCAAGGGCACAGGAATTAAGGCTCATGATTATCGCATCGCTAGTCTTTGTTATGCTTGCCATGATATGATAGACAATCACAAAGAGTTAAGTAGAGCAGATAAAGTAGAAGCATGGGAGTCTGCTCATCGTAAAACTATTGGTTGGTTATTTGAGAAAGGAAAAATTAAAATTGGGTAAAGGCTCTACAAGACGACCATTGTTAATTTCTGAACAAGAAGCAAAAGATAATTGGGATAAAATATTTAAAAAAGATTATGAATATGAATTAAACAAGTCTACAGGTGAAGTAGAAAAACGTTTTAAAGAAGGTACATCTAAACCTAACGGAGAACAATTTGGCGACTAGTCCAACACAGTTAAGCCTTAAGAAATTAAAAGATGAAGGATATTTAGTAGCAATCACAGAGCATTGGAATCCGTTTGCAAGAATACGCCAAGACATGTTTGGGTTTTGCGACATCATGGCTATCAGAGATAAAGAAATTCTTTTTGTGCAAACCACAAGTGCTACCAATGCTAACGCTAGAATAAAGAAAATTGCTAATTGTGAGCATGTTGGTATCATTAGAAAAGCTGGCATTATGATTCACGTTCATGGTTGGCATAAGAATAAAAGCAATCGTTGGGAGTGTAAGGTCAGAGATGTATCATAAGGGAAAATATGCAAGCCAAAAGTAGAAGTTATAATGTAAGAGGTCGCTTAATCAATTTAGAAAAAATGCGTAGTCTCATTATAGAAACCATTGGAGATAGAACATTAACTATTGAAGAGTTATCTAAAGACATGGGCATGGAACGCAGAAAAGTTCAATATGTTTTACTTAACATGAAAAATTTAGGTATGTTGAATTGCGTTAAAGATGGAAAGTTATTCAAATATTTTAAACCTTATGCTCACCCATTACAAATGATATTTCACCCTATGCCAGACTTTAGCGACAGGATTAAAGGCATCTATATTCACACAGAAGAGGAAGCCAATGCACATAGATAGGCTTAAACAAATTTTAGATGATTGGGCATTGTGGCATAAAACACCAAGTCATCGTTTAGGATACCCTAGCAAGTCTTTAGGCATGATTTCAGGCGGTGAGTCTACTAGCGATGCTTTTGAGGATATGGTAGGGCAAATGGATATGACTAATGTTAGGACAATTGATGCCATTATAGATAGTTTACCCTCCAATCAAAAAGAAGCAATTTATACAAGGTATTTAAAAACTCGCAAATCTCTCAATTATGAGCATGAATTAGAAATGGGTATAGATAACTTACTAACTATAGCTTCAAGGCGTATAGTCGCTTGACACGAGCATTTAATTGTGGTATAATCACGCTATTGGATAACTCTCGCCCATAATCTCCGTAGCATCTTTAAGCCCTTATAAATAAAGGGCTTTTTTTATAGGTCAAATATGAAGAAATTAGCATCAGTTAAAAAGATTAAAAAAGTAATGGATGAATACAAGTCAGGCAATCGTAATACAGGTTCAAAAACAGGTAAAATTGTTAAAAGTCAAAAACAAGCTATCGCTATTGCCTTAAGTGAAGCAGGCAAGTCTAAAAAGAAATATTAATGGTGAAATAATTGGTCTAATATCCAAAATAAGACCTTGTAAAGCAAATAAGTTAAGAGTCCCATAACAGCATATTCAACAATTCCACGCTTTCGGTGTGATAAATGCGGTCTATAATGATACATGTTGACTCCTTTGTTTTTGAATGAATGATTGAGCTTCTTTTTTAGTAGCCATAAAGACATAGCTTTTAAGGCTTCTATTATACTTTATTAGTTCATTGACCCATATAGATAGGTCATGACTAGAAAATCGCTTTATGGTGCGTTCCTGTGTGTTTAAGACGTACATTGGAGGTCTCCTTCACTAGAATAATTAAGAATATTACGCAAAACTTGTTTAGATAAGTTTTTACCATCTCTTGACATTCGTTCCTGTTCCCATAACAAAATGTTAATAATATGGTCAACATCTTTTAATGACATACGATGTAAACACTCTGTTAAATTTTTATTGTGATTGTCTTCAATTTCGTCTGCGTTCATTTTATAGTATCCTCATGAAATTTAATAAATAAATCAGTTAAGTTTTGAATATGACCTAATAAGTCATCAGCTTCACAATGTTCAAATGGTTCCCATATAGAGACATCATCAGGAATGACATTGTCACATAATGAGTCATGAAACTGACTATGGGTGTTATCTCCTAAGTCAGAGACATAGAAGTCAATAGCATAATTGCTAGCAAGTTTGCATAAGTTCATAATTAAACCTCCATTGTCAATATTTCATTAGTAATTTCGGATAATCGATAACGCATATCTTCTAAATACGAATTTATGGTTAAGTATCCGCTTGGTGTCATGCCTCTATTAACATCTTCTAAATTGATGTCAATAGCGTGTAATTGTTCTGTTATATAGTCTAGTTCTACATTCATGATGCGTTCTCCATGTTGATAAAGTTTTTAGCTTGTTTAATAGATCGAAAATTATCTCCCCAAACGTCATAAGGGTCTCCATTTTCGTCTAGTTTCCAAACGTGATAGTATTCTGTTCTTCCTGTAAAGCTATAACTGTTATTTATAAGATAATTGTTATATATAATTTGGTGCATGGTAAAGTCTCCTTAAATGTATTCATGTTCAATACTGATAGTCCATGAGATAGGACAAGAACACTCATAAGCCTTCTCTATAGATTGAGTTATTTTGTCAATTGATTCAGTATCAGCAAAATGCAAAGTAAACTCTGTCAATAGATTTGTTGAATTTTTAATTGATTCTGAATATGCTTTAAACGTGATATTAGCTAACATGGTTATTCTCCTTAATTGGTAAATTGTCTTGAATATTTATATCTGATAATTCGTCATCATCTAAATGATAATTAGGTCTTAAAGTTATACTGCAAGCATTTCCGCAAGTAATTATTTGAAGCCTCATTGAATCGTCAGTGCTGTTTATTGCTGTTATAAGTGCTTTAATGTTTTGATCGTTATTCATTGTCAATTCTCCTAGTAAGATAACATTAATAGTAAGAACATATATAGATTTATAAAGCCTAGTAATAAGATTAGAAAATGCTTAAGTAAGTTATTCATTGTTTAATCTCCTTAACTTGAATTTCATCATCATAACGTTGAATTGTCTCATGCTCTTCTTCATGCCATTGAGAACCGCCTATGATATTGTCATAGATTAAAGCATTTTGTTTAGCTTCTTCTGTATTGTTAGCTTCTACAATGATAGTTTCATACTCTATCATTTGCACTAATCTAGGTATAACTATTTCATATTGATTCATTATAAAACCTCCTTATTAATATAACTGTCAATTTGTTTAATAATGCTGTTATATTGCTTTAATGATATAGATTGAGGTAAACATAAAGTCAAGCCTTTGTCAATCTGTTGTTTAATCTCTTTAAGTTCTGTTATAGATAGTTTCATAATGTTATCTCCTGTTAGTGTATAAGTAATAATACATAAGTTTATAATGTTGTCAAGTATTCTTTAAACAATCTTTTAGCGTCTTTAATAGAGTAAAAGTAATATGTTTGATATATATATTGATTATCTTTTATATCTGATAGCGTTATAGAGCCGTTATAATTCTTTGTTATAGACATGGTATTATCTCCTGTTATATTGTCAAGTTTGATTAATTCGTAGTTATAAAAGGGAATCAGTTAAAATTGTAAGTAAACTAACTTATTATCGCTAGTAATGCCTATGAGTATAGTGTTATCATTTAAGAAGTCTTCTATAGCTTGATTCTTATCTTCTATAGACAAGTCTTCTAAGTCTTCTATAGAGTAATTACTAGCTATCTCTTCATAAGTGCTTTCTGAATAGTCACAACATATAGCTATAACGTCAAGTTCTATAGGGTTTTCTCTAGTCTCTAACTCTTCAAGGTAATTGAATAGTAGTTCTAAGGCATCATAACTGAATTGTTCGCTTCTACCTCTTAAATTAAAAGCATTGTGAAAGTCATAACTGCTGACAGATTGATACATGGTAAGTCTCCTATTAAGTTGTCAAGTATTACAATAGCTATACTAAACTCATTAAATAGATTGTCAAGTATTATTATTAATTAAATTGTAACAAATTGTAACAGGATAATTAAAGACATATATATAGTATAGATAACTTAAATACATCATAAAAGCATATTGAGACGCACATAAACGCACGCTAACGCATTATTAATTAAGGGTTGATACTTACCCATAACCAATTTATAAGGTAATAACATGGACGATATAACAACAGATAACATAGAGACGATAGAAGATATACAGGAAGAGCTTACATCATCTGAGCTTGTAGAGATTGACAAGGAAGAGATAGTTAATAGAGGAAGACCCCCGCACCTTCCAAACGACACCACCCGAAATAGAGTTTTTATTTTAAGTACAGTAGGCACTCGCCATGAAGATATTGCAACCGTATTAAACATATCACATGATACACTTGTCAAGTACTATAAAGAAGAGCTTGACAAA